CGTACAGGGTTGCCATGTACTCGACTTTGCACTTTGGTGCATCAGCCGCGTGTGTATTAGCCGATAGCAGCGCGATAATTGACGCCGTGATAATTGGCTTAAACATTGGTTAACTCCTTCGGTTTGCACATCCAAAAATCAGTATCGCGGATATCTGATTTCGGGTCGCCCAGCATTGGGCGTTCCGCTATCGCCCTGATGCGTTCGTTTTCGCGATTGCTTGCTGAATTTCTTGTGGTCTCGCGCTTCACCCGCGATTTGGATGCAAATCCGGTTTTTGGTTTAGTCGCCATTGTTAGCGCCTCCAACGTCATCACGATACACGCCGCCGCCGGGTAGCTGCTCGATTGGCGGCATACCCTCACCATCACAGTCACTGTATATTGTTGTTTTCATTGCTTAATCCCCATGTCGTTCATCTCTGATTTTGTAAAAAACTGATTGATATACGTGCGCAGTGTCCCGCGATTAATGCCCATTTCTTTTGCTGCCTCGGTTTGATTGTATCCGCATTCCTCCATTACCTGCCAAATAATCCCGCGCCTTAGTGCTTTCTCGGATGCGTAGAGTGACGGATTTTCGCCGCCACTCATTGCTTGCTTGACGTAATGCCTTGCTGCCTGCTCGATCATTTCACTTTCTCCGCTTTTTCTGGCATTTTTCCGGGCTTTGGTGTTGGTGGCACGATCTGGCAGTGGCCGTGCCAGATGCCATTGTCCAACTTGCAGCTCCCTGCCACTGGCGGCGGGAGTGTTTGTGGCTTTGGTTTTGCCTTGGCTTGCGCCGTGCTTGATAGTGCCAGCGCAATTAATGCGGTAATCATTAGTCTCTTCATCGTGTTTTCTCGGGTTAGTTAAAATCGTTTTGGCTTCCTGCCCGTTTTTCCTTACGCCTGCCCACTGTTCTCGGCAATGGGCAGGGATAGGGTTATTGCGACAGCGCAATACTAACAAGCCTGTCACGCTGCTTTATTGCTGCATCAAGACGCGTTTTTAGTGCGTCAATATCGGATTCGTTGCGCTCAATTAATGCCGCCGTGAGTTTTAAACGGTCGCTACTAAAACGCGGGTCGTATGATGCAAACCACCAATTTACCCGACCTGTTACCAGCATTGAGCCTTGCACTTGCCAGTAGTATTTAGACTCGACTGCTTTAAGGCTTTCTGCGTCCGTTACGTCCATGTAAATCATGTGCGTTGCACTGTTGGGGCATTTGATTTCCAGCCCGGAGTCATCGCCGATTAGTCCATCGGGCGTGCAGCCGTAGTGACCGCACTCTGAATGGATAAACTCTTGCGCCTGTCCGGTCATGTACGGCTTAAATCCTTTTAACGCTGCAATTGCCTGCACCGCGTCGGCTTCGTGATCTAAGCCCCACTGCATCGCCACGCTGACATAATCACTATCATCTGCATCAAAATCAGTGAGTAATTCAACGGCTTTTTCAGCAATGTGCGACTTTGCAACTTGTCCCATTTCGCCCTTGGCTTTGCCGTTGGTCATTAGCTTCCAGAATTCAGACGCGGTGAATTTACCGCGACGCTGTTTTTTCCACTCTTGACGGGATGTCAGGAGTTCGGGCGCGTCCTCCAACGCGCCAAAGTTTAGATTCTCAAAATAACTCATAATTAACCCCAATTTACGCGCAATGGCTTTATTCTGAATTTTGCATACTTGTTTGACTTGCCCTTAAACATCCCAAGGAATGTTATTTTAAATGCCGATGGTTTCGGTGCTTTTGCGCCACCTGATTCCTCCTCAATCATTTCAGCCTCGCTTGGCTTCCCTCGAACTTCGCCTGATTCAATCCCCTTGTGCATATTCCCAACGATGTATGACGCCATTGTTTCCACATTTCTCACGCTTCCATCTGCCAACTGCTCGACAAACCGCGCAATTTCAACCGATTTCAATGCCCCTGAATTACCGAACATATCTGGGCGCATGTCCGTGTAAATATGCGAAAAAATAAGGTATTTTGATTCATTTAACTCCATTGTTTCAGACCCGAATACATCAGCATCTAAATCAAAAATCTCCTCTTTTGCCTCATGAAGATTTGGCATAAAGCTAGGCGTTGCTGATAATTCTTTCGTCGTTGTTTGTAATGCGTTTTCCATTTCATCATTCCTGTTCAGTTTGCTTCGTTGNNNTTGTTNANNNNTAAATCGGTTTTGAGCTTGGCTCACGGGTGCGCACTGTCCAAATGCGCACCGATCAGCCTTTTAATCGCAATCTTTGATGATTTTCAAAAAATCACTCTTCATTTCGCAAATGTCGAATTCCCATTCATTTCGCTCACAATCGCGCATTTCCTTTTTCATCAGCTCCTCACACTTTTGAGCAGCCACGTACCAGTTTATTGAGCTACCGAAATTCTCCTCGCACTCGATTTCGTCAATCATCTCGATTAATTGGTCATCAAATCCAATACCAATAATGTCGCTGGGTAGTGGTGATTCCTCTGGCGGGTCAAATGCTGATGATGCGTAGTAGCTTGATAATGCTGAGTTGTTCATTGCTGGCTCCGGTTGGTTTTGATCGGTGCAAGTTGTCTTGCTATGAGATGCATATTAGCCATTGGCTAAGCACAAGTCAATACATAAGCACAACATTTTTGCATTGACCGTGNTTAGCCNNGAGCTTAGTATGATGCCANTGACATTACATAGGGANTACAGCAATGACACTCGAGGAATTCACAAATTTAACCGGNTACGCGCCNATCACAGTTGCCCAAGCCGTGCTCTATCGGCAGAACCGCAAGCCTGCAATCATGGCGCGCAAAATGGGACTGGTTTGCGAACGTTCCGATCTGGTGCGGTTGGCTGCTCCACGTAAGCCAACCGCGGACAAGCTCGAAGGCGGCGCAGCATGAAAGACATCGAAACCAAAAAACTGATGGGCCGCCGCGAATCCGACAGTGACGGGTTCACATACAGCTACGGGAAATTCAAGTTTTCCAGTCGCGGTGCAAAAAATCGGGCGCGGGTTGCTCAGCTTGTCAGGCACGACAAACGCGCCGCTAAAATGGCAGCGTTCCGGCGCGAAATGGTGGAGCAGGCATGATTTTATTATTAATAGCACTGTCCTTTTTGGACGTGTATTTTTCCGGTCAATATTGCCAAGGCTAATGATTGACGGAATGAGACAGCCACCCAATTGGGTGGTTTTTTGCGTCAAGGGGGATTGGTTATGTTGCTACAACTTATGGTTGCAATCGNAAACAGCAGGTTGTAGAATGATTACATCACAACATAGAGGATTACACATGAAAAAGGTTACGGGCATCAATGCAGCACTTTCCGCCCCAGCAGTTGGCGGCTCACAAAGCAAGCTTGCTAGTTTACTGGGAATCAAGCCGCAAGCGGTGCAACGCTGGGTTAGAAAAGGGCAAATCCCACTATCACGGACTCCAGATGTTGCACGGGCGACGGGAATTTCAATGGAAGTTCTGAACCCTGAGTTCTTCAGTAATGCAGCATAAGGCTGAGATAACATGATCGCAGAAAACATTATCCCAATCAGGGGAAATCAACAGATGAACAACTTACCAGAGCCACTAACACCGGCCAACTCAGATATTCGCGACTTCGGGGACCTGCCAATTGATGTAACGCGGGTGCAGGACTCCAAGTTTGCCGCCGTAGTTGACCCGGCATCCGGCTATTACGCAATGATGCTGTGGTTTGCGTCATGGCATCGTGTGCCAGCGGCAAGTCTGCCAAATGATGACCGTCAGCTATGCCACCTTGCTGGAATCGGGCGCGACCTGTCCACATGGAAACAGGTTAAAGAGGGTGCTCTTTACGGCTGGACAGAATGCAGCGACGGCAACCTATACCACCCGGTGCTATCCGAAAAAGCATTAGTAGCATGGATTGAGAAGGTGCATCAGCGCATCAGGTCAGGACGTGGCAACGCTGCAAGATGGGGCTGTGAGTTCTCGGAAGAGGCTGATCTTGTCGCAAAATTTCATGAGGCATGGGAAATGCTGAAAAAGGCCAACCCTGCTTCCAAGTTGATTCTTAAGGGGAATCCATTGGAAAACAGCAAGGATAGCGCAAGGAATCCTACTGGGAATCCTACTGGGAGTCGTGAAGGAATCCTTACCCAATCCCAAGGTAAGGGAAGGGAAGGGAAGGGAAGGGAAGGTAAGGTAAGGGAATATAAAGATACCCCCAAACCCCCAGAAAGACACCCCCAAACCCCCACAAGCCACCTCGGAACCTGAAAAGGCAAACGCGGCTAAAGCCGCTAGTGTGAGCGTCCAGCAGGCTGTGGATTTGTATCATGAGGTTTTGCCTAGCTTGCCATCGGTGTTGAAAGTAACAGACGCAAGACGCAAGGCGATAGGCGCACGGATTCGCGATGAACTGAAAACCATCGAAGACTGGCAAGCCTATTTTGTTCGGGTATCCAAGTCAGATTTTTTGACTGGCAGTGCTGGCGAGTTCAGGGCAGACCTAGAGTGGCTCGTTAAGCCGTCAAACATGCTGAAAGTGCGGGAAGGCAAGTACGACCCAAAGCCTAAGCCAGCACCCGCACNATCCAAACACAACGGTTTCGCCCAACGCGATTACAGCAAGGGCATCAATCCAGACGGGAGTTTCTGACATGAGCACAGCAAACAAACTTGATGCAGACCTGCAAGCCGACCTCGAAGCACGGGTTAAGCGCGAAAAAGAGCGTTTGGAGAAAATCCAGCGTGTAACCAGTGCAGCCAACATAGCTTCTATTTTGCCGCGTATTGCGTTAGGACGTGATGAAGCTACCACCACAAGCACGCAACCAATCGAAACGCTTAAAGGTGGCAAATCTTGCGAATTTGAGCTATTGGCAGGCGATACCAACGGCGATGTTTTGGATTTTGCGGAATTTGAACGTCAATGCCGCGAAGTTTCCGCCCGTGAGGTTGCCGCCGATGAAGCCGAGCGCAAGCAGCGAACCCTGACGGCGATGATGGGGCGTGCAGCCATCCCACCACGGTTTGTAAATCGCTCATTGCGTAACTACACAGCAGACACGGACGGGCAAAAACGGGCGTTGTCAGTGTGCCAGCGTTACGCGGCGACATTTGCAAAACCGGGTGGCGCAAAAGAGATCGGCACTTGCTTGATACTAGCAGGCAACCCCGGCACTGGAAAAACACACCTTGCCGCTGGCGTGGCTAATTTCCTGCTGGAAAATGGAAGTACAGCCGTATACAGCACGGCAATGACGGCGATACGCGCCATCCGTGAGACATGGCATAATAAAACTGGCAAAACCGAGAGCCAAGTTATTCAGGATTTTGTGAAACCCGATCTGCTGATTTTGGATGAAATCGGCGTGCAGCATGGCACTGAGGCGGAAAAACTCCACCTGTTTGACTTGATTAATGCGCGGTATGAGGCAANAAAGCCAACGTTGATTATTAGCAACTTGGAATTAGGCGCGGTTGAGCAGTTTATTGGTGAGCGGGCGTTTGATCGGCTGCGAGAAGGTGGCGGGAGGGCGGTTAGTTTTGACTGGGGCAGTAGTCGCAAGAGGGTGGCGTCATGAGCAACTACACCGATACACCGAACCCACCATGCACACCTGCACCGCAATGCTTGCAAGACCGCTGCAAGCATTGCGGTGCATGGTACGGGAGTGGGCAGTACCGGCACACATCCCCGCATCCGAGGTGGTGCGGGGAGTGGACGGAGCGGAAACAAAACAGATTTATTAACCGGAACAATGGGGTTTTGAGATGATAACCACCGACAACGCCCGCGCCAAAAAACGCGCCAACATAACCAAAGCCGTCACCATGACCCACTACCACAACCAGACAACGCTGATTTGTCGTGCCGATGGTTCGTATTGGTTTGGGGCGAGCAAGTATTTTGTGATGCACCTTAAAACTAAAAATATCAGCACAAATCCGGCAAGCTAATGGCATATACGTGGCGATTAGTGATAAAATTAGTTTTATGACGCTCTCCCGACTACCCCAATGGTCGGGATATAAAAGCAGTGAGGCAACGCGCACCCGCCGAAGCTGTGACCCATCCGATTATTAGCCCGATCGGAAAGCCGGTATATCCGGGTAGACTTGCGGTGATGTCACGGATAACCGCCCTTATTTCCGCCCTTATTTTGCTCGAAAGTGTGAAGTACCCGCCGGTGGGGCTAATGATCGGACGTGTGAGGCGTAGCAGCGGTATGCAGCGCCGGGTTTAGACTGGTGGTAATTCCCTCCTCCAATGACATACGGGTTGCCAGTTGATAAACAATCCTCAGTCAGGCTGAGGCGCTCTTTGAGCCAGCCCCGTGCATAACCCGCCAATTATGCGACAAACGGGGCGGGTTTTTAAAGGATGCATTGTGGTTGATTGCGCAGTGTATCCCTTAAAAANAAAAGCCCATCACTGGGGAGGTGACGGGCTAAAACCGGAAAACATTAAATCAACGTGGCAATAATAGTTCTTTAGTTGGTTTGTGTACAGGTGATTGTTTTTATGCAATAATGGCTCTATCGTTATGAGTACGCGACTACCACCGCTTAGCCATAACGGACAAAACTCAATTTAATTGAGCCGTGGAACCCCTGATCAGTGTGGTAGCTGATCAGGGGTTTCTTTTTGGCTGGAGAAATGAAATGTCACACGTATACCATGAGATTGTTTTTTATTAATTTTAATTAGGGGAATATATCGTGGCTTTAGTAAATACCGAAACAGGCGAAACTTTTGATGCTGAATTTGCGGCAAGTTTGGAGCGCTGGCTAGAGCAAAACATCGAGGTCGGAATCACGACAGTAGAATCGTTTGAAGCAAGCGAGGCGCTCAAAGATGTGCAAGACCAAATCAAACACCTGATGATTATCATCGCTCTAAACAAAACAACCACCACAAAAACCAGTCGCAACGGCTCAGAATATCGCGCGTGGAATCAGCAAAAAGCAGCCTTGGCGCTTGGCATAACCCACAGCCAGTTGCAGGCGGGTATTAAAAAATATGGGATTGAGCAGCCATCAGAAGACGATGAGCAAGGCGATTTTTTTGGAGCGGATAAGTTGCTGGTTGTTAAGTAATGGCATTGCGCCTATCCGCCAAACAACTAAAGCGCCTACTCCCCAATCAGGGGAGTTTGTTCGACGCCCCCAAATCCAAGCCAGCCAAGCTCCATGCCGGAATGTCCCGCGCATCAGAAAGCGAAATACAGGCGGCAATACTTGAGTATCTAGAGCACTGCTCCTCCGTGGCTTTTGCGCATCGGCAAAACACTGGACAGACAAAGTACGTGGATCGCCACGGCGAGGAGCGATGGGTGCGTTACGGTTGGGTGGGTTGCTCGGACATCATCGGCTTTATGACTGATGGGCGGTTTTTGGCTATCGAGTGCAAATCAGCACGCGGGGGCGCGTCTGAGGAGCAAGTTAAGTTTTTGCAGACTGTAAGTGCAGCCGGTGGTGTGGCGATACTGGCGCGGTCGGTTGATGATGTGATTGAGGGGATTAAGGCGGAATCGCGGCGGTGATGCGTGACGGGCAGGTGGTAAAGGTCGCTAGGCGTGAACGTGCGGCGTTTAATCGCATTTATCGGGGGCTTATGAAATGAGCATATCTGAGCAAAAAATAAAATCACTGATTGATGATGGTCACGAGGAGGTTGGCGTGATTTTGCAAAAGGACGGTAGGCGTGTGATTGTTGATAGATATGGTGGGGTGCACTGGTGGGCAGCG